CAAGTCAAACTCGAAATTTTCACGGTAGGGGTCAGGCCAGAAATTTTCACGGTAGGGTTAAGCTCGAAATTTCCTCGGGAGAGGTGCTCATTTCCTCTAGTGGGGTGCTCATTTCCTCTGTGGGGGGTCAGCTTGAATCCAGTCTTTCTGCGTTGCGGCACGATTGCTGCGGGTGCATTGCTGCGGCGCGGCGTTAGCGCTATCACGAGTCGAATGGTCGTGATTATTTTATTACTTAAATCACTCTGATTTAGTTAAGCTGATTTACATACTGAAACGGTCAAGAAATATTCTTTCTTAACTCACTCTGATTTAGTTAATCCGAATTACATACCAAAACTGTCGGGAATTAACACATTTGAATATTTGAATATAGATAATCACGAGTTATTGAATCGTGTTTCATTCGAATCGTCCTCTGTCCCGCCTCTTTTGGGTCAATCAATATGCCTGAAATAGCCGGAAAACAGAAACAGCTTGACAAGGTTTTTGAGCCTATATTCACGATTCGTTCCTGTTTTTTGGTAACATATTGTTTCAATTGTTTCAGATTGATCACGTTTTGAGTTTTAACCTGTTGACAACGGAATCGGCAAAAGTCACTAGTTCGGCAAGGCAAACGAAACACACACAAAAGGAAGAAACGAAATGGAACGCATCGAATTCAACACGGGCCGCAAGTATACCGCCAATGGGCAAAACATTGTCGCGGTATGTGACGGAAAGAAAGTCTGGTTCAAAGATGAGGCGCGGTTGATTCAAGGGTCATTTGAAATGGATGAATTCGACGCGTTCGACCGGAAAACTGTCATGTTTCGTTATGACAACAATCAATACCGCATGGATATGTTTCCCTGCGCCTAATCCGAAGCAACTAAACAAAAGGACTCACGATATGAAACGTACCGGCTTTATCCGCGACATACTGGCAACTGTCATGCTTTGTGCCTCTTGCTATATGGTAATTGTTTCGCTTCTGGCAATGTAACGCAATCAAAGAAAGGACTCACGCTATGGAAAACCCGACTCAAGCTAACGACTCCTTGTTTGTGCAACACCTCAAGTCATGGGGTCTGGCTGATGACCCAACTAGCTATGACTTTACATCAATTTCAGAACGGCATGAGTCCTATCCTATTCAGCGTTACTTGCGCGCAGAAATGACAGGCTTGCGTCATGCCGGATTGTTGCCAGATCATAACTTTTCTGAATATTGGTATCGCCTTTTCAATTGTTTCCAGCCTGCGCAGGCAAAAGACAACCCCATGAATCTGGCGATATACGAGTCCAAGGATAAGTTTAATCGGGACATACGTCTAAGCGGTAAGCCGGGCAAAATTATCAAGCGGATTCTACCTTTCGCAACGGAGTCCTTTTGTGCCGCCTTTGCAGAATGGTTTAAGGAACAATTCGCGGACATTGCTTATACCGTAAAAGAGTCAACGGAAGCGGACTGTTTTGCACTGGCCTATAGCGGCACGCAATCAAAGACGACTAACCCGAATCTGTCATTCAATAATGAGTTTAAGCTTTATGCTAAGAGTCTTTCCGGTTCTTGTATGCGGCACGATAAATCTGATTTTAGATCAGGATTGCCAATCCATCCCGCCGAAGTATATGCAAGCGGTGACTTTAAGATTGTCTATGCGGTAGACTCTAAAGGTCATATTGGCGCGCGTTGCGTTGTAAACGTCAAACAATGGGGCAATAGCGTATACAAGCCCGGTCCTATCTATACAGCTACGGATTCCGCTTTCAACGCTGTTGCGGCTTACATGGTAGCACAGGGATATGACAAACAAGGGGTATGCGATACAAGCGGCTGGAATGGCGCTAGGATTAAGGCGGTAGAGTATCAGGGCGGGTATATAGCGCCATTCATGGACCTATGCGGAGAAGGCAATCTAACGGACTCGCAAGAGTTTTTCAGACTGTCACGGAATGGCGAATATACTTTCAGGGAAACGGGCGGAACCATAGAGTCGGAACAGTTTTGTTGCCAGTGTGAAGACTGCGGCGAGGGTATTAGAGAGGATGACTCCCACTTCTATATTGAGAACAATGGTTCAACTGTTTGCCAGTCTTGCTACGATAACTCTTATTTTACCTGTTACGGCAACGGGAATGTTTATTCTAATGATGACGGAGTCGAGGTGTTTTATCGGTCATACGGGCGGACTCGTTCACATACATACTCGCAAGACTATGTTGACTCGGGCCGTGGCGACTGCGTGTTCTGTGACAACGAGTCCGAGTATTGGACTGACGGCGACGTTGTATACATTGAATGTGAGGAAATTTATGTTCCTGCCCATAACGTAACAGAAGATTACTTTCTGTCAGAGTATGACTCCGAATATTATCCGCTATCCGATAAGATTGAATTAACCGCTATCGGTCAATTCTGGACAATACAACAAGCTATCGACTCCGATAACTATGATATGACAACGGACTCTGATGGTAATACAGTTGCGACTCTTAAATGTTATCTTGAGGTAAACGACTTCGGAAACGTTGTGAACAATCAAACCGAATTGCAGCTTGCAGCTTAATAAGGACTCTACCCAATGGCACACCTCAACAAGGCACACACAATGACTCTTAATGGTAATGACGGCGGCATGTATCAACTGGCACGGGAAGGCGCTTACAATGTCCAAGCGTTTGGTCCTGCTATGTCACTAGCACAAGCGCAGAGATACCAAGCTGATATGGCATTGGCGAATGTACATGTTTTGGTAGTACGCAAGGGCGCGTTGTAAGGGCCGTGCAAGGGCCGGGTCCTATAGGTCTGCCACCTCGGTATGCCTCAACATGGACTCGGCCCATAGGCGGCCTTCCTATGGCCTTGTGCAAGCTATTCCATACGACCTGCTATCCTGTGGTTGTGGCAAGCTCGAAACGAGTTAATCGTTTTTGACCATATGGTTAAAGTTTGACCAAGCGGTCAATTCTTTGCGTTATGGGATTGGATAGAGTTTGACGGTTTAGCCCTAGGGGTTGCCGAATCGCCTCTCTGTTGCATAAATAACACGTCAATCAGAATATTTATATCGAATCATCAATAGGTTACAAATTCCCCTTGTCAAGGGGGTTGACACGGATGGAATGGGACCCTTGGAAATGTGAGGGGTGATTCGGTGGGGGTGGGGTTGCCCGGTATATTCCCAAGACAATAAATTTAGTAAGGTGCGACAAGTTGTCACATGAGGGGCGGCACCCTCGCCTGCACTCTATAGTAAATTTACCACAAAACAGATAATAAGTATTCCTCTAGAAGAGCTTACTCTATTCGATCTACCACAAAAAGATTAATGGTTTTATCCCTGATTCTATAAAAAATAAAAATATCACTCTAGCTACCCTTGACAAAGCTCTGCGTACATCCTATGTAACTATAGGGTTGTGTGCCCCCTGAGTATATACTCTATGAGTAAGCTAACTGAGTAGACTATAGGATCAATTAACTATATACTGTATAGAGTATATAAGAGTATGTACTCTAGTGTGAGTCCTCTAGTGTAAGTGCTCTCTGATCAATTAACTATAAACTGTAATAGAGTCTATAGTAGACCTCTTGTATAGGCTATATGAGTTACTATCTGTGTATCTCATGTGATCTACAGGAGCTACCCCAATGAAAGACAGCTATCAAGGTTTCACTATAGAAGATATTAAGTCAAGTTTTGACTATGAGCCTGTTTGTGGTAAATTCATAAACAAGAAGACTGGCGCTTTGATCTATGACTACAGGGTGTGTGTCAGGAACCCTGAAGGTAAGGTAGTTACACTAACCCTCTCCAGAGTGGCTGTGTGGCTCGTAGACGGCAAACTCGTTCCTGAAGGTGATGTGGTCAAGTTCAAGGACACTAACCACTACAACCTCGCCTATGACAATCTGGTAGTGGTCCCTGCTGGGGAAGCCAATAAGCCCACAGATACTAGTAAGTTTGTAGAGACCGCTACGAAGGGTGTTTTTTACAACCAAGAAACTAGGGTGTTTGTAGTAAGAAGAGGCGCGAAGCAGGCAATTTATAGGACTTTGGATTATAAAGTTGCTGTTGCAATAAGAAAAGAGTGGGAACTGGATAAATCTGTTCATAGGTGGGATAATAGCCTTCCTAGCTGGGTCAACTTTAGCTAAATACTCTAAGACTTGACAAAGCTCTGCGTACAACCTATATGTGTAACATAGAAAGCACAACCATCACATTTTCTCACTGTACATGTTGAATGTTCTTGTGGATGCCGCTGTGCTTCTTAATACCTTTCGGTGGAGGTTAACCGACACTATCTTAATGGGCTATACGCCTCAAGGGTTCAAACCAAATGGCAGATAAGCTTATTCATAACCTCAAGATCGCCACCTATATCCGTAAGGCTATCCGTGCTGGTGTATCTATGAAGGTCATCCTTGACGAGATACAGCGTTTTGATCATGCACCCTCCTCTATGGCAGGGATGTATAGCGCATACCGTCAGGACATCTCTTCCGCTAGGGCGGACATCCAAGAGGCCGTTGGCTCTGTTGTTGTAGAGAAAGCCTTGTCGGGTGACATGAAGGCTGCTGAACTCTTCCTCCGCAGTAAAGCTGGGTGGAATCCTACGTTAAAAATTGAAGAAGTTGAACCTGAAGATGTCAACGAAGACACGGGCGCTATTGATGACCTGTTGGCCCTTCTTGGAAGAATTAAAGATAAACCTAAAGAAGAGTAACAATGAGTAAGAATGGTCTTCCAGTTCATGCCGACGATCTAAGGGCTATGGGCGAAGACCTAGAATCTTTGTTGTTGCAGCTAAATCCAAGTAAAGCTGAAGAGCTTATGTACAACTGGCCCTTCTGGGCTAGACCACAACAAATGCCCCCTGAAGGTGACTGGAACACGTGGTTTATTAATGCTGGCCGTGGTTTCGGTAAAACTCGTGCTGGCGTTGAGTGGGTTCGTAGTAAAGTAAAGCAAGGTCATAAACGTATTGCTGCTGTTGCTTCGACCAATTCGGACATAGATCGTGTTATGATTAACGGGGAGTCAGGGTTTCTAGCAAGGTGCTGGTCTGGAGATAAAACAGACAAAGGTATACTTATAGGTAAACCACAGTGGTCCCCTACCAAACGCCTTTTGTTGTGGGAGAACGGGGCCTATGTCCAGTTCTTCTCTGCTGAAGAGCCTGAGCGTCTTCGAGGCCCCCAGTTCTCAGCCGCATGGTGCGACGAAACAGCAGCTTGGAACCGTGACCGAGATACATGGGATATGCTCCAATTCTGTCTCCGTCTAGGTAAACACCCCCAAATCTGTGTTACCACCACCCCTAAGCCAACCAAGCTAGTCAGGGACATCCTCAAGAACCCCAAGACTGTCGTCACATACGGTTCTACCTTCGATAACTCAGCTAACCTTGCATCTACCTACTTGGAGGCTGTAAAGTCTCAGTACGATGGCACAAGGCTTGGTCGTCAGGAACTCTATGCTGAAATCCTAGATGAAGCCTCTGGTGCTCTCTGGAACAGACAGACGCTAGTTGAGTGTGAGATTGATGTTGACAACCCTGTAGAGTTCGCTGAAACTCTTGCTCGTGTTGTGGTATCAGTAGACCCTGCTGTCTCCTCGAATGCTGAAAGCGATATGACAGGTATTGTTGTAGCTGGCATGGACATCAATGGTGTCTGCTATGTCCTACAGGATGCCACAGACAGATATACCCCAGAAGGTTGGGCAGCTAAAGCTATCGAACTCTATCACCTCTATGGTGCTGACAGGATAGTAGCTGAACGTAACCAAGGTGGGGAGATGGTCCGCTATACCTTCAAGACCGTGGATGAGACAATCCCAATTAAGTTGGTTCACGCTTCTCGTGGCAAGTTCGCTAGAGCAGAGCCTGTGTCATCCCTCTATGAGAGGGGTCGTGTTAAACACGTCAAGGGCCTTGATGCACTTGAGGATCAATTAGTCCAGTGGGAGCCATTGGGCAATATTGGATCACCTGATAGACTTGATGCTATGGTCTGGGCAATCACTGAACTAGCTCTTAAGGGCATCGCTAAACCTGAACTTAATTTGGCCTATTCCGATGCGAAAGGTCTACTTATGCGGCTCTAGCCGCTTTATTGCTCAAGAAGCGCAAGCTTCGCCTGCTCCGCAACGCTAGGATATAACAAATGGCTAATTACGTTGACTTGACCTCTGGTATGGTTCGTGACTGGATTCCAGTTACCACCAATAACTCTGCTGACAACATGGGTGCAACAGCTAACAACCAAGTGATTGGCTTTTATGTTACTATTGGTGGGACTGTGGTATTCACTGTAGAAGGCGTTGACCGTACAGTTACGTTCCCGTCTAACTTCTATGTAACCTGTGCTGGTGTCACTCGGATTAAAGCTACGGGTACTACCGCTACTGGTATTCATTCTCTCGTAATCTAATCTCCTTTAAGGAAGCTTAATATGCCCTCTATTGCTCTTCCTGTGTCCCTTAGAGGGCAACTTCTTACAAGTTCAAGCAGAACCCCTCTTAGTTTTGTCCTGTTTATTCCATCCGGCTCTGACAGCCTAATCACGGCGGATAGCCTCACATTCAAGGTCAGGGAGTAAGTCATGGCCGATTACAATTCAACGTATACTGGCGCACAGATTGATGCGGCCATTGCCGAAGCCCAGACAGCTATTCAGCCAGCCGATCTGGCAACTGTGGCTACCACTGGTGATTACGACGATCTGACTGGCAAGCCCACTCTTGGGACTGCTGCTGCTACCGCATCTACTGATTATGCCACGGCAGCACAGGGAGCCAAAGCTGATACCGCTGTACAACCCGCAGCCATCGCCAAGATGCTTGTGAGCGACAATACTGGTGTCACTGGCGCTGATGTTATCTCCAACACGATCTCATTGACTGCTGCGGAGTATGCCGCTATTGGTACAAAAAGCGCCACTACTCTCTATATTATTGCGGGGTAAGGGATGCCTATTTCATTTGGATCGGCCTCGGTCACGGCGCTGTATCTCGGCACGACTTCCATCGTCAGCGCCTATCTCGGGGCCACGCAAGTCTTCGGTGGTAGCTTCACGCCGCTGGACCTGTTCTCGACCGGCTCCCAAGGCATCTGGCTCGACCCCTCCGACCTAAGCACAATGTTCTCAGACCGCGCTGGCACGACGCCCGTGACGGCTCCGGGTACTGTCGTGGGGCTGCGGCTGGATAAGTCGAAGGGCGGGGAGCAGTCCTTGCCCACAACTGGCTGGGCTAAAAACAGCGGCGACGGTGTGGTGACTGTAACTGACAACGTCATCACCATCACTGGCGCAACGACCACAACCCGCGTTGATCTAACTTCTCCGGTATGGCAGACCGGCGACTATATTAAGATGACAATGAACGCATCTATAGGCTCTGCCACGGGGGTGTTTATGTTTTTTGGTGGAAGCAGTTTAATCATAATTAGCGGGGTTGGTTCGTATGCAGGCATCTCGACAGGACTGACAAGAATACAAATAGCCTCAGGCTCTGCGACGTTTACTATTACCGCAAGAAGCAGAATCCCCGGCAACCACGCAGTGGCCCCAACCGACGCCGCGCGCCCGACGTATGGGGTGGAGCCGAAGGGGGGCAGGCGGAATCTGCTGACGTATTCGGAGGCGTTCAGCGAAAGCGTTTGGGCAAAAACAAACGCAACTGTAACGGAAAATACTGGAACAGCGCCAGATGGGACTACCACTGCCGACAAGTTGGTAGAAACCGCTGTTACTGGAAGGCACATCATCACATCCAGTAGTTTTACTTTTGTTGCTGGGGTAGATTATGCTTATACCATCAGGGTAAAAGCAGCGGAACGGCAATATGTGCAAGTATCTTCATCTAGTCAGGCGACAAGTTCCTTTGCGAATTTTGACGTATCTGCAGGAACAAAGACAGCGGGAACTACAGGGTTCGGTAGTATTGCGCCAGACGCAAACGGGTTCTATGAAATAACTATCCAGTTTACTGCTGCTGGGGGTTCTGGGACTATAAGTGTCGATGCGTTGACAAACCCAACAGCGGGAAGGGGCCTTGGCTCTTACACCGGCGACGGCACTTCCGGCATCCTCATCTGGGGCGCTCAACTCGAACTCGGCCCCACCGCCACAAATTATCAACGCGTTCTCTCAGCCTACGATATCACCGAATCCGGCGTCGCCACGACACACTACGTCCAATACGACGGCAGCGATGACAGCATGTCCACGGCGGCGATTGATTTCACGGCGACGGATAAGATGTCGGTGTTTGCGGGGGTGAGGAAGTTGGGTTCTTCGATTGGCTTAATCGCCGAGTTGAGCGCAAATGCTGACAGTAACATCGGCGTTTTCAGCTTGGCATCAGACGCACTCGCCGCGTCTCAATACTTCACTAAAGCTGTCGGCAACCCCGCAGGCGGCGGGTATCAATCGACTGCATCACCTTACGCATCGCCGCACAGCGCAGTTATAGCCTCTACTCTGGATATTGCCGGAAGCACACTGGCGGATAAAGTTACGCTGAGGGTCAACGCCACTGCGTCTACTTCCCGTATTCTGTCTTCCGCGGGCACCGGCAACTTCGGCAATTATCCAGTGTTCTTTGGCCGCCGTGGCAACAGCAGCTTATCTTTCTCGGGGAAAGACTACGGGCTGATTGTCGTCGGCAAAGCCGCATCCGCCGGGGAAATCACCGACACCGAAACATGGCTGGCAGCTAAGACATCCGGAGTCACGATATGACCGATTACACCAGCGCCGTCCTGATCCTGCCCGCAGCCTATCGCACGGCAGGCAACGACCTCTCCGCCGAAATGGGCTGGCAACCCGTGGGGGCTGACCCCGGCACCTACAGCATTCCCTTGCTCACAGGCGATACGCTCACGCACTGGGGCTGTAGGGCGGACGTGACGGCGGGCTTCATCGATATGGTGGAAAACCCCGCGCCGGAGGTGCAGCCGCTTGTTGATGTGCTGGTGTATGATTGGCGGGTCACTGGCGATCCGCATACCCACTTCCTCGACGCGATTACCGCCAACGGGCTTACCGTACAAGAAACTACAGAAGAGTAATCTCCTATGAATAAGTTGTCAGAAACATCTGCTAAAATGACGCTCGGTGTGTCTGGCCGTAATACTTACACAGGCGATATCCGAGCAGACGAATACCAACAAGACCTCAAAGGTAAGCGTGGTATTCAAAAGTACAAAGAGATGCGTGACGGGAATGCCATTATTGGGTCCATCATGTATGCAGTTGAACAAACCCTGCGAGATGTAGAAATCAAGATTAAGCCTGCTGACGATAGCGAAGAAGCTAAACGCGAAGCTGATTTCCTTAAGTCCGTACTAGATGACATGGACGAAAGTCTTGATGACCACATCTCCGAAGCTTTGTCTTATCTGACTTATGGCTTTGGGTGGTTTGAAGTTATCTATAAGCGCCGTGAAGGTGACTTCCGTAGCCCCAAGAAGAACTCCAAGTTCAATGACGGACGTATCGGTATCAAGAAGATCGCCATCCGTGCCCCTTGGACAGTTGAGAAGTTTGAGATTAACCAAGAGACTGGGGAAGTCCTTGGAATGTATCAAGAAGCCACTTGGGGTAAACTCCCAGTAATGATCCCCGTTGAGAAGTCTGTCTACTACAGAACCACAAGCTTGAATAATGACCCTTCTGGTCGCTCAGTTCTTAGGAACGCATATGTCAGCTATACTTATCTCAACAAGATACAGAATTATGAAGCCGTGGCCATTGAGCGAGAGCTACATGGAGTTCCTGTTGGCCGTATGCCTGCGGAGTATCTGAGTTCAGATGCCACAACAGACCAAGCCAATCTCAGGGGCCAGTTTGAGCGTATCCTCCGTGATCTGAAGAACAACGATCAGGGTTATGCGCTGCTTCCCTCTGACCTCTATGTTGATGCTGATGGTAAACCTACTAACCAGCGTCTTATGGATATTGAACTGATCACTGCTAACGGCTCTCGGTCGATTGACATTGACCCTGTGGTTAAGCGTTATCAACACGACATCGCTCGTAGCCTTATGGCTGAGTTCCTCATGTTGGGTTCTGGCTCTGGTTCCTATGCCCTTTCCAAAACTAAGACTGACCTGTTTCTTCGTAGTCTTGAGAGTTACATCAATAACATTGTGGATGTTCTCAACAAGCAGCTTGTAGAGCGTATCTGGCAACTGAATGGCCTTCCTTGGGAAACTATGCCTAAGCTTGTGGCAGGAGATGTTGCTCCGCACGATCTGCGTGAAATCGCTTCGTTCCTTCGTAACCTTAATGGTGCAGGGATTGAAGTCAAGGACCATCCTGAACTTGTTGACAACCTTATGAACATTGCAGAGCTTGACTTTGACAAAGATGCTTATGAGCAAAGACTGCAACAAGCCACACAAGAAGTAAATCCGGAGGCTGTACCTAATGGCTGATACTAAAATCTCTGCCTTGACAGCCCTTACGGGTGCTGGTGCTGCACAGGACGACCTTCTTGCCATCGTAGATACTTCTGTAGCTACCACAAAGAAGATTACCCGTGAAGAGTTTTTCAAGTCTATCGACTACATGGCCTTTGATACCACCAATGTTCTTGCTAACCCTCTTGATGGTCAGTTGACTTGGGATGCAACCCTTAACACTCTTGCTATCGGTGTCAATGGTGGCAGTGTGATCACGCACGTTGGTCAGGATGTCTTCTATCGGGTTCGTAACTCTACTGGCACTACTATCCCTGTTGGGACTGTGGTTCGCTTTGCTGGTAGCCTTGGTAATAGTGGTATCCTTCTGGCTGCACCCTTCTTGGCTAATGGCACATATGACAGCCATACCCTTATGGGTGTAACTGCTGAGAGTATTGCCAATGGTGCAAATGGACTTGTTTCTTACTTTGGTGAAGTTCGTGGAGTAAACACTTCGGCTTTCACTGATGGTCAAATACTCTATGCAAGCCCAACAGTGTCTGGCGGCTTTACTGCTACAAGACCTGAATACCCTAATAATGTGGTCTCTGTAGCTGCTGTAGTTAATGCTGCTAACAACGGAACCATCCTTGTAAGACCTAGCATTGAGGATATCTGGCAAGCTGTCCCAGCCACTGCAACCTCAACTGGTCGTAAAGGTGATAACGCTTTTGATGCCAGCTACTTCTACGTTTGTGTTGCAACAAACACATGGAAGCGCACACCCCTAACGACTTGGTGATCTAGATGCCTTATGCTTCAGTTGATGAACTACCCAAAGCTGTTCGTGGTAAACTCTCTGCTCACCAACAATCTGTCTTCCGTAATGTCTTTAACTCCATGATGGAACAAGAGGGCATGTCAGAGAGCCGTGCCTTTGCTGGTGCGTGGTCCCAAGCTAAGAGCGCCACACAGAAGGCCATGCATCAAGGTAAAGAAGTCACTCTTGATAAACCCTTCCGACTTCCTGAAGGTTCAGGTAAGAAGTTTGGGGTATATGTCAAGAGCGGTGATGGTGTCAAAAAAGTCACTTTCGGTGATCCCAACATGGAGATTCGCCGTGATGATCCTGATGCTCGTGCTAACTTCCGGTCTCGTCATTCTTGCGATACAGCTTCGGACAAGACCTCTGCTCGTTACTGGTCCTGTCGTATGTGGGAAGCTGGTACATCAGTATCAGACATGACCAAAGAAGTCCACATCGAAGGTCAAATCGTCAAGCAGCTTGATGAAGAGCGTCTCGCCTTTGGTTGGGCCTATGTTGCCACAGTAAAGGGCGAAGTTAGCCTTGATCATAGTGGAGAGTTTATCCGTGCTGACCAACTGGCTAAAGCAGCCACTAATTTTATGCTCTCCGTGCGTACAGCCAAGAGAATGCACTCTGGCGAAAGTATCGGTGAAGTTATCCACTCCATGCCTCTGACAAATGATGTTGCAAAGGCTCTGGGTATTCAGTCTGACCGCGAAGGCTGGATTATTGCTATCAAAGTTCACGATGAACAGGTGTGGCAAGATGTTAAAAGCGGTAAACTAGCAGCTTTCTCTATCGGGGGAAGAGCATTGAAGGAGATGGTGTAATGCCCACCGAACTCGTAAACTTGGAGCTTGAAGAAGTTTCCTTGGTCGATCTGGGTGATGACCCACTCGCTAAGGTCGCCATCTTTAAGAGCAGCCCTGAAGGGGAACACATGGAAAAGCAAGAACTCGATCTGGACCTTGAAAAGGGTATGAAGGAAGAGAAGAAGATCGAAATCGAAGTCGATGGTGAAGACGACGAGGAAGAGATGATGGACGGAGAGGGCGATAAGAAACCCACTCGTAAATCATGGAAAGCAGAAGCTCAATCGCTTGAAGAAGTGAACAAGATGCTTCTGGAAGAAATCGAAACCCTTAAATCCGAAGTCGGTAAGCTTGAGGCTCAGTCCCTTGAGAAATCTAAACCCGCTGAAGAGACTATTGAGGTTGGTGGTGAGATGGTGGCTAAGTCCGCTATTCCTGCTCCCGTCCTTAAACAACTAGAAGAGTTGCAACAAGCCCGTGAGGGTGAAGAACTCCGTAAACGCGCCGAAAAGGTTCTCCCGAACTTTAAGGGGACTGCTGATGAGCGTGGTAAACTCCTGAAGTCGATTGGTGAAGATGAAGTTCTTCTCGCAATCCTTCGTGCCGCTGATGCTGCTTTTGCTGGCATCTTCCAAGAAGTTGGCAAAACGGACGCAGAGAACGACCTCAAAACTGCTGCTGACAAACTTAACGACATGGTTAAGTTCCGTCAAGAGGAGAAGAAGGAAGACTTCTACAAAGCGTATGCTGCCGTCATCAAAACTGCTGAAGGAAAATCCCTTCTGCTTGAAACCTACAAGAAGTAAATAAGGAGCCTTTCAAATGGCATTTTACGAAGACATGAGCACCCGCACCTACGTTTCTGGTTCGGCTGTCCTTCAATTCACTTTTGTTTCTCTGGCCGCTGATGGTCAAGTGGATAATAGCGCTGCAAGCGTCCGCACTGATGGTGTGGTTCTGCAAGCTGCTACTGGCGCTAACCAAGCTGTGACTGTGGCCTATGATGGCCGTGTGACGGTTCTGGTTGGCTCTGCTGGTGGTATTGCTCGTGGTGATGCTGTGGCTGTCGACTCTGCTGGCAAAGCTAAGAAAGCCGCCTCGACCAACATCATCGTTGGTTATGCTTTGGAAGCAGGCGCTGCTGGTCAAATCATCACGGTCGAACTGTCGCGCGCTGAAGCTGCCGCAGCCTAATCTAGTTTAATAAGGAATACCACAAATGGCTATGCTGACTCCTAGCGCCGTTCATATCGACGCACCGCTTACCAACCTGACGATTGCTTTCCTGCAAGATGCTAACGGCTTTATTGCTGATCGTGTCTTCCCGAAGGTATCGGTTGCTAAGAAGACCGACAAGTACTACATCTATAACCGTGCTGACTTCAACCGCGTTGGTCAGGTCCAGCCACGTGCTCCCCGTACCCAAGCCCCGCGTGTTGGTATGAGCCTCTCGACCGACACGTACTCGGCTGACGTGTTCTCGCTGGCAACCGACTTCGACTTCGATACGCTGGCTAACGAGGATGCGGCTCTGGACATCCGCTCGGCTGGTGCTCAGATGCTGACCCACCAACTGCTGATCGACCGTGAAATCAAGTGGGCCACGTCCTACTTTGCGGCTTCGATCTGGGGTACGGATTGGGCTGGTGTTTCGGGTTCCCCGTCGACCAACCAAGTTCGTCAGTGGTCTGACTACACGAACTCGACCCCGATTGCTGATGTGACGAACATCATGCGTACCATGCAGCTTAAGTCGGGTGGCTTCAAGCCTAACGTCATGGTTGTCGGTAAAGAGGTCCGTGACGCTCTGGTTAACAACCCGTCGATCCTCGCCCGCCTGAACGGTGGTGCTACTGTGACGAACACCGCTCTGGTGACGGATGCCAAGCTGGCTGAAATCTTCGGTGTGGAAGAGTTCCTCGTCATGGAGACCGTGAAGAACACGGCTCTTGAGGGTCTGACTGAATCGAACGCCTTCATTGGTGGCAAGTCGGCAGCTTTCTACTACCGTCCTCGTGCGGCTGGTCTGATGGTTCCTTCGGCTGGTTACACCTTCACTTGGGATGACCTTGAGAACGCTTCGGGTCATGGTATCACGATCAAGTCGTATCGTGGTGACTATCTCGCCATTGATGGTGTGGCTGAAGTTCTGGAAGCCAATCTGGCCTATGACCACAAGGTTGTGTCGTCGGACATGGGTGCCTTCATCGCCACTGTCGTAGCCTAAGTTAAGGAGAAGGAAGGATGACCCGACACATTCTCTCCTTCTTCAACCCTTCCCGTCCCGTGTTTGTCAAGATTGATGGATTTAACGGGGCGGGAAAGGTCTGGAGAAGCGGTGATCGTTTCCCGTGGGAGTTCTTTGGAACACCACATGAGACTATCCAAACGCTGTTCTTTCAAGACTATCTTCACCACAACGAAGAACTTGAAGAAGAAGCTGTAAAGAAGATTTCTGTTGGTGATGGTCTAGAAGAGTTTTCTGTTGACCAACTCCATCTGCTTGTTGACAATATCAATGGTAAAGTCAAACTAAAAGCTAAGACGAATAAAGAGTTCCTTCAGAAGAAATGTGCCACAAGCAAGATCAAAGATAAACAGATTGGTCTTATTCGTAGGTGGCGCAGTACTTATGGGGAAATGGAAAACTAAGTGAGGGACGACTATGGCGTGGTCATATAGTGTAGCAGATTTGAATACTACGACTTCTTCTGGTCGTCTCAACACCGTCCGTTTGCTTGTTGGTGATACCGATACTTCAGACCAACTTGTTCAGAACGAAGAGATTACTTTTGCCCTAGAGCAAGTTGGCGATAACGTCTACTACGCTGGGTCATGGATTTGTAAGGCTATTGCAGCTAAGTTCAGCCGGATGGTTGATACCCAACTTGATGGTGCCCTTAGTGCAAAGTATAGTGATCGTGTCAAGCAGTATCAGCTACTGTCGATCCAGATTGAAGCTCAGGGTAAGAAGACCTCTGGTAAAGCCCTTGGAGCCTTTGGTGGTGGTATCTCTGTCATGGATATGACCTCTGCTCGTGGTGACACTGATAGGGTCAAGCCTGCCTTCACTATCGACCAATTTGATAACGGAGAGGCGGCTGATCAGTATATCACCGATGAACCTAATGGCGTTTGATCCTTATACTCTACGACAACTAATCAAAGAGCATGGCATTAGCCTGACGCTTCGTAAGAGAGCCGCTAGCGCCTATAACAGCGATACAGGGTCAGTTACCCAGACAAACACTGACTACACTGTGCGTGGCTATTTCTACGACTATACACCCGATATGGTTGATGGCAACTCTATCCTTCGTGGTGATAGACGGGTAGTCCTTGATAGCAAACTTGTTAATGGCTCGGTTACACCTGAACCTGATGCCACAGACCAGATCATTGGACTTGGTGACACAGTAGATATTGTCAAGGTTATGGAGATTAAGTCAGGTAGTGCTGCCATGTGCTATCTGTTGCAAGTGAGGGAATGATATGGTTCAACGCTCACTTACTGCTGACCTTAAAAAGGTTGAACAAGACTTAGATAAAGTTCGAACGGTCTTCCTTCAAGCTGTGGCAGAAGACTTGGTTAGGTCGTCTGTTCCCTTTGTTGACACAGGTGCCTACATCACATCTCACTCCATTGCCACAACAAGGGGTGCTGGTCGATCTAGGACTTCTGACAACAAACCTAAGAATCAAGATGCTGGGGCTAAAGCAACAGAGTCTCTGGCCCAACTAGAGAGTGACATTGCTGCTATCCCTAAAGACCAGACTACCGTTTACATGACTAACAATGCACCACACGCAAATGTAGTTGAATATAAGCACGGCTATCATGTCTATGGCTCTGTAAGAAATCGCTCTAAGCTGCATCTACAAGCGGCTATCAATCAAGTCAGAGGTAGCCAATGACAATCATCAATGACATTAGGGCCTGCCTTGACACTCATCTCTCAGGAACGGTAGGTATCCCTGCCATTGCCCGTCAGAACGTCCCATATCAGCCTACCACAGGCACACCCTTCGTTAAGGCTGACTTAGTACCCACATCTCGTAGAGCCGCTGTACGGGGCTTAAATCCACAACAGAGATATGATGGACTTTACAGTATCCTCATCTGTACCCCTGAAGGAATGGGTCCCGGTGCTGGCTACGATCTTGCAGACCTACTGCTTGACCGTTTCAATGCAACAACAGATATCCTATACACTAATCCCACAGATACAATTCTACTAGAGAGTGGTGACGACATTCTACTAGAGACTGGGGATAGGCTGCTGCTTGGTGGTCCCACTATTGTATCAATCGACTACTCCGAAGTCAGGACGAGTTTCCTTGACTCTCCCTTCTACTGCACTCCAATCACTGTTGGTTGGTACATATACTTTTGATAAAGGAAACTAACTATGCCGTTTAGCCAAGGAAGTCGCGCTGGCCTCTCGTATGTTGCAGAAACTGTATTTGGCACTACGCCCTCTACACCATCTCTGATCCAACTTCCCTATACCACCCACACTCTGAACTTGACCAAAGAGCGTGTGACTGGTAATGATATCCAACCTGATCGTATGCCTCGTACTGACCGTCACGGCAACCGTACTGCTGCTGGTGACATCACTGTTGACCTTCGTAAAGGTGACTATGATGCCTTCCTTGAAAGTGCCTTCTTTAATACCTTCTCGACCAACGTCCTGAAGATTGGCACGACCCCTAAGTTCTTCTCCATTGAAGACGCAGCTACGGACATCACTCAGTTCCGTCTGTTCACGGGTATGTCGGTCTCTTCTCTTGCTGTGTCTATTCGTCCTAACCAAATGGTTACTGGCACGTTCAGCATGGTCGGTAAGAACATGGCTATCTCCGGTACGTCTGTTGATGCTGTCAAGACTGCCTCTTCGGGAAGTGCTCCCTTTGATGCTTACTCTGGTGCTCTATCTATTGGTGATGCTGGTGGCTCTCTTTCGGCTGCTGCTATCGTAACTGGTATTGACTTCACCATCAATAACGCACTTGCCCCTACTTTTGTTGTAGGCTCTGCGACCACGCCACAGCTTGAGTACGGTATGGCTACGATTGAAGGCACCATCACTGCTTACTTTGAAGACGCTGCACTGATCAACCGTTTCCTTAACGAAACTGAAACCGCTCTTCAGATTGTTGTTGATGATCCCACGGGTGCTTCCGACTACACATGGCTGTTCCCGCGTGTCAAGATTAACGGTGCTGATGTACCTGTTGATAACCCGACCTCGCGTATCATCACGATGCCTTTCGTTGCACTCTATGATGCCACGGAAGCCACGAACCTTAAGCTGACTCGCTCGGCCTAACGTAATCCCCTCTGGGGCTAGGGTGGTTGGCTTGTCGGGGGCTGACCACCTGACTTAACTTAATCCCGATAATCTTAATCAAAGGACCACCCGACATGGCCGACCTGTTCGCACTTATCCCTACTGACGACACTATCTCTATTGTTGTAAAACACCCCATCACTGATGAGCCTCTTGTCAAAGATGACGGTAAGGAGATGACCATTACTGTATACGCCCCTCACTCGGCACAATACAAATCTACCATTCACGAACAAACAAACAAGCGTATTCAGAAAGCATCTAAAGGTAAGAAAGTTACCTTCACTGCTGAAGAACTAGAGACTGCAACACTTGAACTCTTGGCTAAGACTACAAAGGACTGGAATATCCAGCTTAATAGTAAGTCACCTAAGTTCTCTGTTGCAGAGGCAATGGACTTGTACTCCAAGCTTTCTTGGTTGAAGCAACAAGTTTTGGAAGCACAAGAGGATTACTCCGCTTTTTTGAAAGTCTGATCCTTGATCTAGAGGAATACGCAGAGCAAGACTTTAAGCTCTCTATTCCTGACAAAGACGGTGTGACTGAACGGCAACACTTAGAAGAAGTTGAAAGGCAGTCTGGACGCACTCCATTAGCTCTACAAGGAACAGAGTTTCCTGAGTTACTGGGTTATGTCTGGGCTGCTTTTTTGTTGCTCAATCAAGGCCGTGGTCAAGGCTTCAATGGACCCTTACCCTTAAGTTTCCAAGACATGCTTGCTTGGCAACAATTAACGAACAATTACTTACTTCCTTGGGAGGTAAGCGCTATTAAAAGACTAGATGCAGTTTACTTGAGGGTTGTGAATAAACATGGCTGATATTAATATTACAGTTGACAGTTCTCAGGTAAAATCTGCACAACAAGAGCTTAAGGAACTGGCTAATCAAAGCTTAGCTGCTTCAAGGGCTACAAAACAACTATCTGGTCAAGGCAACCTAGATAAATATTTTGCAAGTGTTGACCGTCAGATTAGTCGGGTTAATAACAACATGTCTAACTATAACCGATTTACCTCTCAAGCTGCAAGTAACTCAGGTAAATTTGGTGTTGTAACTCAGCAAGCTGGCTATCAAGTTGGTGACTTTCTTGTTCAAGTTCAATCTGGTACTAACTGGATGGTTGCCTTTGGTCAACAAGCCACGCAGCTAGTTGGTGTGTTGCCAATGATGACTGGTGCCTTTGGTCTTAGCTCTGGTGCTCTTATTGCCCTTAGTGCTGGTCTAGGTATTGCTATTCCACTTATTACTGCTATTGGTGCTCTGTGGATGAGGTCTTCTGAACAAGTGGAAGAAGGTTCTAATAGACAGAAACAAGCTATTGAGTCTATCATTGAAGCAACAAGAAACTTGCGTTTAGAAAGACAAATGGAAGCTTCTGGTGCTCAAACCACTCAAGAGCAAGAAGTCTTTAATGCCATTAATGACCTCATGCAAAAGCGTGTAGAAATTCAAACAAAGATTAACGAACTGGCTGGTGTAAGTGGTAAAGCCGCTGGTTATGTCTTGCAACAGCAGGTACAGAAAGAGATTCTTCAGACAGAGATTGATAGTATTGATGCAAAAATTAAGGCTTTGTCTTACGAAAGGGAACTTGGGGTAGTCGCTAAGAATAGGGCCGCTGATGTTAGGGAAGCCTATCGTGCTGATAGAGATAGGGTTGCCGCCGGTGAAGCTATCTACGAAGGGCTTATCGCAGTTCAATCAGCGAATCAAAGCATAATCCGCTCAAACGCTCAAATCTCTGAGACTGTACAAACAGCTATTGGTCACTATGCTAATATGAGAACTGTAGCTGCTGGTGTTGCTAACGAGATGTCTAGGGCTGCTGCTGCAAGCTTTGCTATGGCACAACAGAAGTTAGCTGCTAGTGGCTTGACCTATAGTGGTCGTGGTGGAAACCCAGCTACAGTAAATCAACAAGGTGGTGCTTTTATTTATGAAGGGCCAGCGCTTGATGCCAGCAATACCCCAGTTATCTCTGGCGGTGGCGGTGGCGGTGGAGAACCAACTGAGAGCGCTCTTGAGAAACTTCAGAAACAACTTGACCTTGAGAAAGAGCTTCTGAATACCACAGAAACCTATCAAAGGGTTCGCTCCGCTCTTGGTGAAGAGTTTGTAAACACAAACCCCAAGGTTATTGCTGGTCTGATGCAACAAGCTGAAGAGATTAAAGAACTCACTCGTCTTGAAGAAGAGCGTAAGTCCTTGATGGACAGTATTCAAGGTTCTTTTGAAACTGGCTTCATGGATATGATCAAAGGCACTAAAACCGTAGGTGAAGCTTTCAAAAGCATGGCTGCATCTATCATTGAAGAACTAGTTCAAGTTCTTGTGGTACAGAGGCTTGTTAGTGGTATCACTGGCGCTATCAGCGGGGCTTTTGGTACTGGTGGCTTCACTAATACACAAGCTGGTAGGTTGACTGGTGGTGGTCGAGCTTCTGGTGGCTCTGTTATGTCAGGTAACTCTTACCTCGTTGGTGAGAATGGCCCTGAGCTTGTTGTCCCTCGTCACTCTGGCACTGTGCTCAATGCTAATCAGTCTTCTGGTGCTATGGCGGATTCTGGTGGTATCACTGTTCAAAACAACATCAATGTAACTGGTGGCGATGCAGCTATGGTTCGTGCTGAAGTCGTTAGGATGCTTCCACAGATTACTAATGTCACAAAAGCCGCTGTAATTGAGGCCCGTCAACGTGGCGGTTCCTATAAAACAACCTTTGGATAGTTAAATGGCAATTTCGTACCCGATCAACATACCTACCACAATTGGAATTGAGAGCATTACCCTTCGTGCAGTTAACGCTGTGGCAATCTCTCAATCCCCTTTTTCCTTCAAGCAACAAGTTGTAGGATATAAGGGACAGAGGTGGGAAGCTAGTGTTACTATCCCTAGCCAAAGGCGAGAACTAGTGGCTGCGTGGAAAGCTTTCCTAATCTCTTTGAAAGGTCAAACTGGCACTTTCTTACTAGGAGACCCAGATTACCAACAACCAAGAGGGACCGTCTCGTCTTGCACCCTAACAGGGCTTGCAGGCACAGAGTCCCCTACTGTTGTTATGACGGGAAGTTTGCTGGCAGGGGATTATATCCAACTAGGCACAGGCGCTAATTCAAGGCTTCACACAGTTCTTGTGGATAAGACTGGTGATGGTACACTAGAGATTTGGCCTGCCCTAAGAGCAGACTACACCAGTGTTACAGCCAACACAACTTATCCAAAGGGTGTTTTTAAACTCTCTTCTAATATTAGTTCTTGGTCTGTTGGTAACAATAGTGCGTATCAACTAACTTTTGAGTGTACGGAGGCTATCTGATGTCTACCAGATCATTACCCTCTGTAGTAGCCTCTGCTTTAAGTGCAGATGAAATCTTCCCTTTCTTTGCTGTTGAACTATTGTTTGATGCCGCCCCTATGAGGTTGTGGACAGGGTACACTACAACCACTCTTGGTGGTAATTCTTATACGGCCACAGGAGAGTTGCTGAACATCTCCATTATTGAAGAGACTACAGAAATCTCTGTAAGAGGTGCCAACATAACTCTGTCTGGTATCCCTAGTGCAAATATTTCGATTGTCCTTCAAACACCTTATCAAGGTAGGGTTTGTAACATCTATTTTGGTGTTAGTGTTAATGGTGTTAATAGCGACCTAGTACAAATCTTTTCTGGTTTTATGGACGAGATGAATATTAATGAAACACCAGAGACATCTTCCATCGAACTAAAAGTTGAGAATAAACTAATTGACTTGGAGAGAGCTAGGGTTAGTCGATACACCTCTGCTTATCAAAAATCTAAGTTTCCTACGGATAAAGGTCTTGACTTCGTAGAAAGTATTCAGGGTAAATCTACCCTGTGGGGAAGGTGAGTTTTGAAACCCGACATTGAAATAAAACAAACCTTCCTTTGTATGCACCAAGAAGAAGTGCAAGAACTTGCTGAAAAAGAGTGGCAAGAGTCTGGACACCTTGAACTACCCATGAACATAAACTGGAAAGTCCTCTTGGACATGGAAGAATCTGGCATAGCTAAATTCTATGCAGCTTTCAAAGATGGCCTTATCATAGGCTATGTTCTAGTCCTAGTAACTGAATCCCTTGTTATGATGGGGACTAAGCTTGGTCACATAGAGGCTATCTATGTTACAAAGGACAATCGAAAGAGTAGAGTGGCAAGAGACTTGATATCTTTTACTGAAAAGTGTCTTAAAGGTTTAGGGGTAGAGAGGGTTATAGCCAACTCCTCTGCCAAGAACCCAATAGATCGTTTTCTTGAAGCCTTGCACTACCAAAAACTAGAAACCAAGTACGATAAGGTTATATAATGGCTATTGGAACTCTTATTACACTAGGCTTAGGCGCACTTGGTATTACTATTGGTACTGGTATCGGGGGTGCCCTTCTAACTTTTGGTATTGGTCTCCTTTCTGCAACAGCCGCATCTGCTGTACTAAATGCACTAGCCCCAAAGCCTAAGCTTAATGCTGCAAACAGGGGCTATCAGGTTAACGCAACAGGCTCTGCTCTCGACCATCAAGTTATCTATGGTCAAGCTAGAGTTGGTGGTGTCATTATCTATGAAGAGAGTGTAGAGGGTCAGAGTAATGACCCAGAGATAGATAATCAATTTCTGCTAAGAGTCTACGCCCACGCAGGGCACCCCATTCAGGGTTACGAAGATGTCTACTTTGATGGCAGGAAAGTAACTGAGTGGCGTAGGGCAGACCAACCAAGTGTTGTTGTAGGTAAACCCTCTGACGTAGCCAATGGTGTCCCCCTTGTCCCCTATACCACTTGTGGTGTAGATATTAAGGGCAATGTTATTGGTAATGACGTAGAGCCTACCTCTTGTAACAACATATACGCTTTCTCGACTGATGGAAACAACACAAGAGCGAATAACGTCACCCTAAGATTTTATAATGGGACTCAAACAACGGCTGATGCGACCCTTGTGGCAGACTCTAATGGCAAGTGGACAACAGACCATGTGCTTAGAGATATCGCATATATGACCGCCACTATGGGATATGACCAAAAGGTCTTTCCTAATGGTGTTCCAGATATCACTTGTACTATTAAGGGTAAGAAAGTCTTTGACCCACGCAGTAGTCAAACTGTTTGGTCAGAGAACTCTGCACTTTGTATTCGTGATTACCTGACTAGTTCTTATGGTCTTGGGGAAACCTCATCCAACATAGACGATGTGTTGTTCTCTACTGCGGCTAATGTCTGTGACACTATAACTACAGTTGATTCAAAAAAGAGGTATACTTGTAACGGAGCCTTTATTACTTCTGCAACCCCCTTCAATATGCTGAATGACCTTCTGACTTCTATGGGCGGCATGTTGTGGTACTCTCAAGGTAAGTGGAGGATCAAACCTGCTTATTGGGTCACTCCAACTCTGACTTTGACAGAAGACGACCTTCGTAGTGATATTAGTGTCAAGTCAAGACACTCTCGTAGGGAAAACTTCAATACTGTTAAAGGGACTTTCCGTGGGCCAGAAAGTAGTTGGCAAGTTACAGATTATCCAGAGGTCAGCAATTCAGGTTTTATCTCAGAGGACAACGGTAAGGTCTCTGTTATTGATTTTGATTTGCCTTTCACTTCAAACTCAGCAGAGGCTAGGCGACTTGCCCTGATCCTGTTGGAAAGAAATAGACAACAGATCACCATCAGCGCCAGCTTTGGTCTTAGGGCCTTTAGTACTCAAGTTGGTGACATCATTAGCATCAGCTTGGAAAGGTTTGGTTGGGATCAGAAAACTTTTGAAGTTGCTGGTTGGAGCATGGTTCCACAAAACAATCTTGATATTCAGATTCAACTAACTTTGAGAGAAATCTCGGAGGAAGTTTTTAATGAGATTAATGATGGTGTACTCCTTAACCTAGACAATACCAATCTTGCTGATGCCTTTAGGGCTGCACCGATTACTAACTTGACTGCTGTACCTTCTGGGTTTGTCTCCACTGATGGGACTTTCTTTAATAGTTTCCTAGTGAGTTGGCAAGCAGATGGTAATCTATCTAGTAAGTATGAAGTTGAGTGGAAAGAACAAAGTGAGTCAACTTATCTTTCATCTGATGTCTCTTCAAAGCAGTTCCAGATTAGTCCTGTTAAGTACGGTGTAACTTACAACATTAGAGTTAGGTCTGTAAATCCATTCGGTATTGCTTCTCCTTGGGTAGGGATCACTGCTGTAGGTGGGGGAGATACTGTTGCCCCCAAGCCACCAACTAACGTCTTAGGTCTCGGCACAGTTAGGAGAGTTGCTCTCAACTGGATTGAACCTACTCAGGATGTTAATAACCAAACCCTGTTTGACTTAAGTGTCTACAAAGTCTACCGCAATGTGTTGAACAATGAGGCAGGAGCAACTTATGTTGGTTCTAGCAGAGGTAACTTTTATATTGACGAGGGTTTGCTGGACAACACTGCCTATTACTACTGGGTATCTGCTGTAGACTATTCTAATAACGAAAGTACAAAAGCAGCTTCTGGACCTATCCAAACAAACTTCATTAGTGCCTCTGATCTGGTGGCTGGTATCCGAGAAGATATTGGTGCAGCTAGGATTGATGTTGTAGGCACTTTACCTAGTGGTGTTGGATATCTTGCCGGTGATTTTGTATATCTAACCACTGACAGTAAGTTGTATGAATGGAATGGCTCTTCTTGGATTACTGTAGCAGCCGATGTTGGGCCGATACCTGACGGAAGTATTACTTCTCTTCAGTTGGGTCCTAACTCTGTTACTGCTGGTAAGATTGCAGCTAACGCTGTTACCTCTGGTACTATTGCAGCTAACTCCATCACTGCTGCTAAAATCGCAACTGATGCTGTCACTGCTGATAAAATCATTGCTAACGCTATTACTACTGGTAAAATCTCGGCTGGTGCAGTCTCTGCTGATAAAATTGCAGTTACAAGTCTTGCTGCCATCAATGCTTCACTGGGGGCTATCACTGCTGGTAGTATCAACACTGTTGTTAGTGGGGTTGGTCTAAGGGTCAATGAGGCGTCTTTCCCAAGGGCTGTCTATACACTACAGAACAGTCTCTCTGTTTACGGGTTGTATGCCAGTAATATTGCTGCTGGTGGTGGTGCTTTTGCTGCACAAAGTAATGGTGGTTTCTCTGGCGAGTTTATCAACACAAATAATGGCTCTGGTGCTTTTGGGGCTTATGTGGGCCTTAATGCTCAAACAACAGGGGCAGGCGGGGCTGGTCAGATTGGCGTAAGTTCTGTTGGTGGTAGTTATGGGTTTAGGGCTGTTCGTGGGGGTTACTATGACTCTAGCGGAGTAGGTTATAGACCTTTTACAGGCTCACATGATGCAATGATACTAAAGACCCAAACCTACGAATTGGGGGATATTGTTGTGGACTATGAAGTTCTGGTCAAAAAACTCTCTGATGTGTTTACAGAGGTTAGGGTTTCAGACCAACTGAATATGAAGTCTGTCATAGGGGTAGTCAGTGGTATTTCTCCTACGTGGAGTATCCCAGCTTCTTTTATTGACTTAGAAGCCACTGCACTGGCACAAGCTGAGCACGAACACAGTCTCTCTGAACCTGCTGCACCAACAGTAACTACACACTTTATCAGTGACTACGAAGATGACTATGATCTTATCTCTGTCAACGCTGTTGGTGAAGGCTGTGTCAATGTTTGTGGTCGGGGTGGAAACATCCAGAAAGGTGATCTCATTGTGACTTCGACCCTAGCTGGTAAAGGTCAAAAACAATCTGATGACATCATTAAGAGCTACACTGTAGGTAAGGCAAGAGAGGATTGCACCTTCTCTGATCCCGATGAAGTAAAGCAAATTGCTTGTTTCTACTTTTGTGGTTAACACAACTTGATTGTCTTGTCTGGGTCTCCCCAGATTGGGTTGAACCTGTTATCTAAGACTAATCGTAAAGGAGTACCCATAATGTCTGTCAAAAAGAAAGCAATGACTGGTGTCACAGTCGCTGTACTTGCCCTTTCCACGCCCTTTATCGCTAAGTGGGAAGGTGTTAGTCTTGTTGCATACAAGGACATTGTGGGTGTCCCTACGGTCTGCTACGGGGAAACCCGTGGTGTGACTATGAAGGATAGCTACACAAAGCAAGAGTGTCAAGATATGCTGATGCTGGCTGTAGAAGACTACTACAACAAACTGAAGCCATATATGACTAACCCTGATATCCCTATTGGTGTTCAGGCGTCTCTTCTTGAACTAGCCTACAATGTTGGTATTAGTGCCGCTGGTAAGTCCACCATGATGAAGCTTGCTAATCAAGGTAAATACGAGGAAGCTTGTCATCAACTTGATAAGTGGGTCAAGGCTGGTGGTGGCAAAGTAAAAGGTTTGGTTAACCGTAGGGCAGATAGCAAAGTCAACCTCTGCCTTGCTGGACTTAAGAAGTGAAACCCTTAGCTCTTATCCTGATACTCTTTCTATCTGCTTGTGGTGGTCCACTGAGCCTCTTGACAGGGGGTGGCCCTAATGTTGCAGCTAATGTTCAAGCTGGCAAAGAGAACACACAACAAGCTGTGGTAAGTCAAACTAAAACAGAAGCAGGTAGGGATGTGGTACAACAAACCTCTCCTGTGATAGCAGAACAAATCGAAGAAGTGAATATCCAACAAACCCCGATCTGGATGATCATCCTTCTTATCCTTGGGTGGCTCTTGCCATCCCCTAATGAAATTGCCAGATGGATCAGAGGGCTTTTTAAGAGATGGAATACTTAGAATATATAATCGCTTCAGGCATAGCTGCAATCTTCTCAGGAATTTCTTGGCTAATCCGTAGGGTCTTGACTAACGAGAAACAGATTGATCTTCTCCACAATGAGATTAAGGAGAGGGATATCCGTAGGCAAGAAGACCGAGAGATTATGAATGAAATAAAGACTGACCTTAAAGAAGTCAAGCGAGATGTGATCGAACTCTACAAGACACAACCTGACAAATAAAAAGACCCGCTAGAATCCTTGAGTGGACTCTAGCGGGTTTTCTTTTAGTTTAATACCTATAGCAGAACATGAACAAGGCGATGATGACTGCAACAATCATTAGGAAGTCCATCATGCTGGTTCTCCCCAAGCGATACACTTGAAGTGAGCAATCTCTTTAGGACTTCCTTCTTCTTTCTGTAGGGCGTAGTTACGGTCTAGGATAGCCACAGCCTCTTGGATACAATCCTGTTTGTTGTTGTAGACAACCTCTGATGTGGCAGAGTAACAGAAGGTGCTTGTGGTACTACAAACTAAAAAGATTAGTGTTAGCATTTTTCTCGGACTCCAATTTAGATATGAGAAGTTCAGCGTAGTGTATAACCTTCTTCAGGTCTTCGATGCCACCCTTCTGTTTGTAGCGACAAGTATACTTGATGATTGACCCCTCACAGAAACCTAGTTGATTAGCTAGGATAAACTCCACAGGCTGAATCTTAAGGGTCTTGTAGTGTGTCCCTGCGACTTGGTGGTCAAAAGGGTTATAAGCTATTTCTTCTTCTTTCATTAGATACCTTTCTTAGATTTAATCACATCAACTTCTCTTCTGTGAAAACCTTAATCCATTCTTTAACAAGGTCGCTACGAACAATATCATCCACTTCAAACTCTACTACAGGGATTGACATATTGTATTTTTTGATCAAGTGAAAGACTTTAGCAAGACCAGATTGTTCTTTGATGTCTCGTTGCCTTACATCACCATTGATAACTACCTTACAGTTTTTACCAATACGTGTTAAGAACATAAGCATCTCAGGTATGGTGGTGTTGGAGGCTTCATCAAGAATGATAAATGCGTTCTTGAAGCTACGACCACGCATAGTTGAAAGTGGAGCCACCTCAATGTTTCCATTCTTAACTGCCGTCTCTACTACACCTTTGCCAAGCTGGTCAACAAGAACTTCCAGAACAGGGGCAACCCAAGGCGTCATCTTTTCCTCTAGTGTTCCCGGAAAGTGACCGAGGTCTTTGCCAACAGATACGATTGGCCTAGTGATGACGATCTTATCAATCTGTTTTGTGGCATACATATTTGCTGCAAAGGTGGCTGCAATATAAGTCTTACCTGTCCCAGAGTAACCACAGACAACAACTTGGTCAGAGGTCCGTAGAGCATCCAGATAGAGCCGTTGATTTTCATTGAGGGGGACTAGGTTTACAGTCTTCGTTGCAGCCTCTTCTTCCGCACCCTTGAACTTAGTTGCACGCTTACCACGAGGCTTCTCAGGGATCATTGGACTTCTACCACAACAGCTTCCTTATCCATCTCAGTAAGCACATAACCCATCATAAACTCTAGGTCCTCAATCTTCTCGTTCTGTTTCCACCAGAGGTAGGCAATAACTGCAAGGCCAATAACCTGAATGATATCGAAGATCATAGTCTATTCTTTCTTTGTTGTAGAAGAAAGGAAGGCCCCGTAGGGCCAACCAGTTAAGTGATATCCACGACTTCGCACGATCCTACGCAAGCGAAAGTATTAGTTCCTTTAGACGTGTCCTCAGTCTCATAGTCACTAAGCTTAGACCAGTCAATACGAGAAGGCATCAGGGCAAGTGCATCATTGTACTCACGTTCACTGCACTCTTGATAAGGTGCCTGTTGATAGGTATGATCGCTGTGTGGCAAGAAGGAAACACCAGAGACTTCATCGAAGTACTTGAAGACCCAAGCACCTACTTCCATCCACTCATGGTCACGTACAGTCACAGTCACAGATGGCTTATGTTCGCACCAGTGTCGTTGATATGTAAGCCACATCTCAAGTTGTTCAAGGGCAGTCATGTCATTTCTGGTAACAGCACCCATAGGAGACTTCTGTGGGAAACTGAATACTGTAGTAGCATCAGGCTTCATTACGTCAGGCTCACTAGGGATACCCTGATCCTTCATAAACTGGGTCAGTGGGTCCTTATTGTCACCCCGAACAGTCCTAATGTAATAGGGAGAATGACGAGCGTGAATGCCAGAAGCACTGTCAACAAGTTGAGATACCGTGCCGGAAGGTTTGACACAAGTGATAGCAACAGATGGATTGATACCAAGTTTAGCAGCCCATTCAGCGTTAGTAGATACAGCAACATTCTTTAGGTGCTCCAAAAGATTATCAAGACCAACAAGACCAGATGACATTGGGA